TGCAGGATGGCCTCATTGTAAGGCCCATCAACGAACCGGGCCCTCATTGTTTCCCCCGGACGGGAGCGTAGTGCTGGCGGACATAGGCGATGAACAGCTCAGTGTCGGTAGTCGAGTGTGGGCATTCACTGAAGTCAGAACCGCAGATCACGCAGGGATCAGACAGGCTGTGTCGGTTCGAACGCACGCGGGCAACCTGACGAGGGGTAATCTCACCCCAGGACTTGGGCCCACTTTGATTGAGTGCCGTGGTGCCCATGGGAGGTTCGACTGTGGGGGTGTTGTTGCGACGGTGCTCCTGTCGCTGGTGCTCCTCCCAGGTAACCCAAGCACTGTTCGTCGTCTCGACGATACGCACATGCACAACGGGCCAATAGGCCTTGGGTACACCCAATCCTTTGAGGTGCCGGCACAGTTTGTCGAACCGTTGGAAGAACGCGGGGGAGCTGTCCATTTCATCCCACACCCAGGTGTCGTCAGGCCATGCAGCGCGGTACTCGTGGTGTGTGCTCACGCGTCGACCTCTTCATCAACATACTGCGGCTTGGGCAGAACGCCACATTCGCGCATACGCTTGTCAAGCCGCGCCTGACGTTCGTGCCGGCGACGGAGTACGTCGGCTTTGAGTTCGGGATTCTTGCTCACCTGGTACATCTGATCAACCGTGATGCCGGGATCCTGGTCCAGGTAATCGAGCGGATCAACCGAAGGCTTTGCGGGCTTCGACTTGTGCCACTTGTGGAACTGAATGTTCAGGGACTTGACTTCTTCTTCGGTGAACATGTAACGTCCGCCGATACCTGCGTTGTGCCAGGAGTCGTTGTCGCGCAAGAAACGCCTGAGAAGTCGCGGGGTTGTGTCAATTGCTGCGGCTGCCTCAATAGATGAGTACATTTATATAATCCTTTGCGGGAATTACTGCGGTGAATGTGTGTGGTGAACTCTACACAATAAGTATTACCTAAGTCAAACGGGTTGCTAGAGTTCGTACTCCTGGTCAAGATCTTCCTTGACGATGGCGTAAAGTTCGTCTGGTGAGTCATCATCTACCTCGTAGTGAAGGTCTAAGAAATCGTTTGGATCTTCGCCATTATCCACGTACACCTGGATGCATGGCTTGCCATGTTCGTCGATGTATGCCTTGCAGTCGAAGTCCAATCCCGCGGACGAAAGACGTTTCTCGAGAAGCAGTTTCACTCCCCGAGCTAATCCTTCCGGAATTGGTGGCGCTTTGTGCGCGTTGGATAGTTCCTCAACCATCATGTGTCCCCTTCATGCTTTCAATGCATACCCAGCGTATGTAATTGATACATTCATATTACATCATGGAAAATACATGTAGCAACTCTGTAGAAAGACCCGTGATTCGGGGGGAATGAATCACGGGCCTTTCATCCTGGGGCGGGTCTCAAGCACCCCAAGCTGTTCGTGCAGGGCAGGGAGGAGATGCGCTTTAGTTCCTTGATCCCCGTTTACCCGACGCCCAACGGAGCCTGCACGAAGTTAGATGTCGTCGTCGATTTCGAGGTCGTCGTCGTCTTCCTCTTCGACCTCAACGACTTTCTTCGAACGGGCTTTCTTGGCCGGCGCTGCCTTGGCCTTGCCCTTCGAGGCGGCACGCTGTTCCTTCAGCGCGTCGAGTCGTTCCTGCTTGGCCTTCTCGCCGGCGCCGGACTTGACGGCCTTGACGATGGCGACGACCTGCGGGTCCTTGGCGCCCTTGGGGAAGTTGTAGCGCTGGCGGCCTTCGGAGTCGCGTTCGAGTACGCCGTCCTTGGTGAGCTTGCGCAGGAGGATGCGCAGCGCGGAGGCGGAGTACGACGTGCCGGCCTGGGTGTTGACGTGTTCGACGAGCCAGGCGGAGCCGTACTCGATGGATTCGCGGGGGGCCTTGACGGGCGGTGCGGCAGCAGCCTTTGCCTTGGCCGGCGTAGCCTTGGCGGCCTTTGCCGGTGCCTTCGTTGCGGTTGCAGTCTTGCGAGTTGCCATGTCGGTCATCTCCTTGTTGGTGGGTGTTTGCTTCGTGTGAAGCGTTGTTTCAAAGCGTTACGTCTAAACTATAACACAGACTTTGTGTGTCGCGCAGAGGTGAGAGTGGCTATTTCCCGTGCGCCATGGCGCTGTCGGTTGGTAGCCATTTGGTCAGTAACGTGAACTCGACTGTTCCTCTATCACCCACACGGGCCCAGCAGTCGTCTTCGTTGTCGGATTCGATGTACACCACACCGTCGATAGTCCCCCGGTATCGCACGGCCATACCCGCGAGTGCGTCACGTAGTTCCACAACAAGTTTCTTGAGGAGTGCGTGGCGCACAAGCAGGTTCCTTCGATCAGCGGCGTTCAGCTTGTGCCCCTGTGAAAGGAGGTACGTTGGGATGTTGCGAGCTTCTTCATCCCAGCGTGACATAAGATCAAACAGATCTTCTGGCGTTTGTGCGTTCATATAACGATCATGTCACATGGTCTTTACGGGCACAACGCATATTGATTCTTTTTTGAAATCCTCTTTCCCACGGGGTTAGTACTCGCCCGCACCGTACCTCCGAGATACCCCCGCTTTGCTGCGAAGCTTGCAACACGCGGGAGGGCTAGATGTGATTTTTATACATGTGATACGATTACGTTCGTCTTCGATTGAAGTATCGTTCACAACACAGCACCGCAGGCACGGTAGGGCATAACCCCTCGCATCTGACGCACCCACTAAAAAAGGCCCCCAGCTGAATTATCAACCGGGGGCCTCTTTTATTTACGCGTATTTAATTGTGTATTTATTTATTCAATTCAAGCAACGGCGATTCGGCTGCCGTCGGTACCTTGGGCTGCTTCGCGTAACGCAGGAAGAACGATGCGACAGCAGCGAGGATCGACTTGACGATCAGGACCAGCAACGTCCACCAGAAGGCGGATGTGAACGGGTCGGACTCGAGCATCAGCTGCTGCATGCCCAGGCCGATTGCCAGCAGCAGGTCAACGCCTACCGCCGCATAGAACGTGCGCCATGCGCGGTCGAGTGCATCAAGGAGCTTGATGCTGCTCGCAGCCGGAGGTGCTTCATGGTCTGCCATTTTTTTACTCCTTCATCAATTCGGTTGAGGTCACCCCAACGGTGATCTACTGTGACTCTGTGTACGGTTCTCAGCGTGTAGAACAACATGATGCCCATGCCGACCATGAAGCCGGCCTCAGCACTAAGCACGTAGAAAACCTTCGATGGGATGTCTTTCATGTTCGTTACTTCGTGCGTTCCAGAAACATCTTGATCAACCAGTCGAAGAAGTTCCGCAAGACAGTGCCTTCATCAGGCAGTGGAACAACGATTGGCGGCGGGGGTGTCACCGGGACAACGACAGGGTCGGGAACCTTGGGTTCGTCAACCACAATGTCAGCAACCTTGAAGCGTGCCAGGTCGAACCCCGAGCATTCGGTTGCCATGAATTCCTTGTGCAGATGGTCGTTGAGCTTGCGTCCGTAGAAGTCACGCAGCTCAGCCGCGAGAGCACGGACGTTCGCCTGAATCTTCAGAGCGAGTTCGGTGTAGGAACCATCAGCGTTCTTTTCATTCGCCAGAGGATCAACCTCTACGCCCACCTTGTCATTGCCGGCAGGACCCGCATGGAATGCCCGGTCGTTCAGCGACACGCACTGGATGACTCGATCATGCGTCACGATGAAGTGCGGCGACTTGGAGGTGGACACGTTGCAGAACTCGTTGATCACCGAAGCAATCGACGGCCTGTTCGGAATGTTGTTCCACCAGTGCCACACCACACCCGAGGGGTTCGTCGGAAATTCCTCGCCGTAGTTGTCCCAGTGTGCAGGGATCTTCTCGACGTTGATATCTCCAACCTTGAAGATGTCTTGCGTGAACTCGTACTTGGGAGCCGTCGGTGTGGGTGGCGTCACAACTACGGGCGGAGGCGTCGGATCGGCAGGCGTGAAGTTCTGCAGATCGTGAGTGCCCTTGTCACCGAAGCCCGAGGAGTGGAACCAGGTGTCAGAGTAACGACCCTTGAACCAGAGACGGTTGCCGTCGCCGTACGGGTCGGTGCCCTTGGTCGTGAACCCACCGAAGTCGAACCGGGTGTCAGCAGCCCAGGACTTGATCAGCGTGGAGTTGTGATCCGGAGCTGAACGCTGACGGATTTCCACAATGCTGTCACGCTGGAAGCCCATGATGGGAGTGCTGATATCTCCCTGCGGCTGAACGGCGAGAACGTCCTCCCAGTACAAGGTGCATACCAGTCGGGGGTTCGAGCGTCCATACGTGGAGCTTCGGATGTTGTACTTGTCGAGGAACACTTCGAAGTGGCAGTGCGGACCAGTGGTCCACTTGCCCGTGTTGCCCGACCATGCAACGACTTGGCCTTTCTTGACCTTGTCGCCCGGGTTGAGCTTCGTCTCGTTGAGGTGGCACATGATCGTGGTCGGCAGACCTTTGCCGTGATTGATGACGAGACAGATGCCTCCGCCTGCAGTCAGCAGCCAGGGGTTGTCAGAACCATCAGTCGTGTAGAACCAGCGAGCAGCCTCGACCACACCATCAGCAGGTGCGCGGAGGGGAGTGCCAACTGGCAGTGGTACGTCGATACCAGTGTGCCCGCCTGCGGGGTTTACGCCCCCGGGCCATGTACCGAACTCTTGACTAGCCACTTTGCCTTTCGGCCAGGGCCAGATGAAATCGTAAGCCATGCCTTGCTCCTAAACTATGCGGATGAATCCCGCATGGACAAGCGGCGATTCGGGGTAAGCCTGAAGACGAACCCCGACATGCCAGTAGCCTCGAGTGAGCCCTTCGGTGAAGAACCCAATCTGGCCATCCAGCGTAGCCACGTCCTGGGGCAGTGCGTCGAGAAACGCCTCACCCTTTGGAACGATGACGTACTGGACTCCAGTGGTCACAGGAGTAACCACCTCATCAACCGTCTTAGTCACAATGATTGGCTGGAACTCATTCGAGCCGAATATGTAAGCGTTGGTCATTACGACTCTCCTAAGTCAGCGTTCCATCGTCGGGGAAGTGATGCGTCCCATTGTCCTACGCGAGTGACAAGGTCAGCGTTGTAGCGTGCCATTCCAAGCGAGCCCAATATGAAGTCGGGCATAGCCTCATTATGCGTCGTCGCTGTCAATACGCCAGCACCCGAGAGTTCGACGATGACAGACATCTCAGACACCGCTGCAGCGTTTAGCGTACCGACGCCTGACAGTGTGCCTGTCGCAGTGATCGACGATGTAGCAGACGCCGACAGAGTGCCAGTACCGCTGAGCGATCCTGTTGCTGTCTTGGCTGTTGATGCAGTGCCAGACAACGTGCCTGAACCACTGAGCGACACGGCGCGTGAGTAGCCAGGTTTAGCTGTGCCAGTCAGCGTGCCTTCGCCGTCCAGGTTCACCGAGACGCTGCCGGCGCTTGATGCGTCAGCCGTTGCAGACAGTGTGCCTTCACCCGACAGGTTACCTGTGCGCGAGACACTCGGTGTGGTCGATGCAGTAAGTGCGCCCGACCCGGACAGGTTGACCGTACGTGCGAAGCTGGGTACTCCCACACCAGACAGTGTACCTGTTCCACTCAGTGTACCTGTTTTGGTGAACCCAACAATGCGCGTTGAAGTCAACGTGCCCGAGCCGGACAGTGTGCCGCTAGCGTTAGCCGCGGGAGCTCGTGTGCTGGTCAGTGTGCCTGAGCCAGACAGGTTTGATGTGACGGCGACATGCTTGCTCGCAGTCGCAGTGAGTGTGCCTGAGCCTGACAGCGACCCAGTCTTCGCAAAGCCAGCAACGCGTGTCGAGCTGAGCGTACCTGAACCTGACAGGCTTGCCGACCGCGTGTAACCCGGCGTCGAGGTTCCCGTAAGAGTGCCAGACCCAGACAGCGACGCAGCCCGAGCGAACCCAGGGGTAGCCGACCCAGTCAATGTACCCGAGCCGGACAGCGAAGCAGATCGAGCGAACCCTACGACCCGAGTAGATGACAACGTGCCCGAGCCTGAGAAAGCAGCCGTGGGTTTTGCTGACATCCCCGTTTGTGTGGGGGCCAGCGTACCCGAGCTAGAGAACTGACCATAGGCACCATTAGCCCCCAGGGGCGTGATGGGTGTTGAGATGGTTGTCAGGGTGACGTTATCCATCGACCACGTGCCTTGATTGCCAGCTTCCGGCGAACCTAGCCACACATTGTTGATGGTTGTAGTTATGAGATAATCGGCGGGTGCGTCACTGGCGTCAAGATACTGGACACCATCGACCCACACATGCGGAACACCATTGGTGCCCCACACAACCTTCATGTAGACCCACTGGTTTAGTTCGAGCCTCAGCCCAAACGGGATGTACCAGGAGCCAATGCCGTCAGCCTTGGTTACCCGAAGCCAGAGATTGAATCCCGAAGCGATCTGGTTCTGCCGATAAACGTCAGCGACCCGGGTGCTGCCCCAGTCGAAGCGGCAGAAGGGTACGTTGGAATCAACGACACCCTCAGCGCTTACCTTCCACCAGCCTTCGATGGAGACTTGCTGCACACCAGGACTGATGGTGTATGAGAACCCAGCCTTGTCTATCGAGGTTGACGGCACGGTAGCACCGATGCCCAGGATGGACTGGTACGTGTCGGCGGCTGAGTTAGTAGCCGTGCCCGCGCCAGCAGTCGTGGGAGTCCAGATTCCCAAGCTCGATTCAAAAGTCTCGAGCATTGTGGTGATTACGGCCGGACCCCCGGTGGCTTCATTCAGTGCGAAGGACACACCGAACGCACCAGTGGTAGAGCCCGCTGGGTTGGCCTGCCGGGTGCCTGTAGCAGAGTTAGCCGTCACAGCCTGATAGGCAATCAGGTGGCCAGCGTTGGTTGCCCCAGTAGCCTTGCCATTAGCTTCGGCGACCGTGGTCATTCCAGCTGACAAGCTAGAGAAAGGTGTCAGGTACGCACCATTGGTTGCGCGGCGGCCCGTGAATACACAGACAAGATGCGTGCTGCTGGGTGTGATCGTCGGAGCAATTAGCGTGGTTGCGCCCGAGGCGGCCTGCGTGACAGATGCCGCTGTGTTGACGAAAGTTCCAGGGTCAGCGCCCGACACCTTGACGGGGGTGGCAGCCACACGTCCACTCGTGGTGGTGACAGCAACGCTCCCATCGCCTGAGACCCATTTCCGGTAGAAGATAGCGTGAGACATGGACGTAGAGCCGTTGACAGAGTTCGTGTCTGCCAGGATGTTAGTCCAGCCTGCAGGAGTGGTGACGGTAGAGTTGGTGGCGTTACATGAAACGAAGATGATGGTGTAGTCGCCATCGACCAGGCCAGCGGGCAATGTGACAGTCGTGCTGGTCACGCTGCCCGTAGATTCGACGGAGGTGCCCGCTGTAAGAGTTAGAGCCATTGTTCCTCCCTAAAGAATGGGGCCCGGCATCAGAAGACACCGGACCCCATCACTGTTGTACTACGGGCGGGTACCACTATCGGTGTTGGTCATGTTGCCCGAGGTCGGAACGAAGTTCCAGCTGTAGGAACCATCGGACTTCAGGCTCATACGCAGGTGACCCCAGGAGTCGGAGAACCGATTCTGGATGTACGCAGGGTTGTCGGTAAACGCACGGAGGGTAATGCCACCGGTGGATACCTGGAACTGCTGCATCCCATCGGCCACACACTGATCCGCGTTGTTCACGGGGCAGCTGCGTTCGTAGTTGTGCTGTGATCCGGAGAACAGAACCTTCACCCGGTTCTTCCAGAACATGTCGATCCAGGGCTTGTGTTCAAACGCCCGGTCGTGGGAGCTGGTCTTCGAAGTGAAGTACGGCTCGTGGTACACAACGGCGAGGTGCTTGCCCGCAGCCTTAGCGGCCATCAGGTCGGCATCCATTTCGGAAGTGATCGCGTTCGCCTTGGGCACGTCGTAACGCCACAGCGCAGACGGAGCAACCAGGATGTGCCAGTTCCCCTTGTCGAAGGAGTACCAGTTCTGGTTCTCCTGGAACGTGCCAGCAGGGTTGGGACCCTTACGAGTCGGGTCGGTGCTGGTCGCGGACTTCACCGTATCGACACAGCCTCCGTCCATGTAATCGTCGAGGTCAGTGTTGCGACCCGGCTGGTAGTCATGGTTCGGTGCGGCAGTCCAGTACGTCTTGTCCTTGAACGATCCCCATTGGGTGTGGTACTTGGAGTAGTGGTCGTTTGCGGGATTGGATGAACCGGAGAGTCCGCAGTGACCGATGCTGTACTGGAAGTCACCGAGACCGAAGAAGTTATCAACCTCACCGGACGCGAGCGCGTTCTTGATGCTGATGGCGTTCTTGCCCGACTCGGTGGTAGCTGCACTGTGCCCGGACGGGTTCATGTCACCAACGATGGCGAAGTCCCAGTCACCGCCGGTGGGCGGAGGGGTCGTTTCCGTCGGAGTGGGCGTGGGTGTCGGGGTCGGGGTGCCATCGGGTTCAGTGACGATGACGAGCTGGGGCTTCAGCGCAGGGTCGGTGTTTTCCTTGGACTTGAAGCCGATCCATTTCTGTGCGTTGGATTCGAGCTTGAAGTTGGTGTACCCGCCGTTCGCGCCAACCCAAGTCGTCACGTCCCATTCAACCCATGAGCCGACAGCGAAGTTCCCCTGCTTACCGAGCCAGGTGCTACGAGCGGGCGCGTTGTTCCAGTTGACGCCAGCTTCGGTCCATGATCCATTGGTGCCATAGACGTCTACGAATTCAGTTGAGGTCGTTGCTGACTCCGAGTAAGCACGAAGCTTTGCGGAGACCACCTTCTCGCCTGCGGGAACTACTACGTTGAATCGAATCAGTGAGTTACGCCAAATGTCGGTTCGACCCTCAGTGGACCATCGGACGCTTGCGCCGAAGTTCTCAGTGGGCTTGTCGTACTGCACGTAGGTATCGGCGGTGGGAGTAAACACCGTAGTTCCGGCAGCGAACGCCATGGGGGCGATGCTACCAGCGAGGAGGAGTGCGAGTGCTGCGAGCACCGCAAACAGTTTCTTCATTGACTTCCTAGCTCTGTGTGTAGGTGAAGGTAACAGCCAGCGTGCCCTGGGAGGCGAAGGCCTGGCTGGTGATGGTCGCACCATCAAGGTACGTGCCTGCAGTGAGTGCCGTGTGAACGCCGATGCCAACAATGGTTGCACCCGAGGGAACGTCGAACGTCGCCGTCGCTGTGATTGTACCATTGGAGGGCGCAGACCAGCTCAGCGCTTTTCGTGCATACGCCGGCGAGCCACCCGAGGGCTCAGTGCCCTGGGTTGCTCCGGGGGCCGTGGTGTAGATTGCTCCGTGAGTAGCGTCAACCCCGTAGTCGGTCGCCAGGTTATTTTTCTGGGCGGTTGTCTGAATTGCCATTGTCACTCCTAAAGAGTTGTTGTTCTAGTTTTCGGATGCGAGCTCGTAACTCGTTGTTATCTTTACGAGCGTCAGCGAGGTTACGCTTCAGCAAGTTTACATAGTCTGTCTCGTAATCGACGGGCAAACCCTGTAAGACTTCGGGCTCCGGCTTTTTCTTCTTCCTCTTGTTCAGGGCGTCGATGATCCAGGCCCCCACACCGAGGATTAGTGGGGTTACAAGACTGACGAACAGTCCCCACTTTTCCCATTCCATGACGCCCTACGACTGGGAGGCTCGGAATCGACGGAGAGCTCGGCGTTCGTAGAAAATCTGGCCCGCTCGGAAGGCGAAGCCAATAAGGAAGATGCTACTGAACCCAAGGGTGTTGGTCAGCAGCGAACCCTCGGGACGATACCCGAGCAGCAGATACTCGAACCAGCTAAGAAGCGTACAGAGCGTTATGCACGCCCAAAATTCGATGACGAGTGATGTATCAGGGTCACGTCGCCGAGGCGCCGACAGAGTCGCGTACACCGCTGCAGACGACGAAAGGAATAACAGCGTCGACCATACGTCACTCAGCGGGTTACCGAGCACATTGTCGACTGTTCCGTTCGGGCTCAGGTTCGTAGTGTAGACAAACCCAGCGAACGCCAGCAGTACGTAGATGACGACGGCGAGGGAGTTAGTGGGGCTGGTAATGGTAAAGGGTTTCACGTTTCTCCTCCGCCCAGCAAATGACTTGAGTGAAGATTGAAATCCAACCCAGCGCAACGAATGCCCACACCAGGGGGCTGATTCCATTTGCCAACGACAGCAAGCCGAAGACAATGAAGACACCCCCGAGCATGAGCGCGGGTAACTGCGCGTAGCTTGGTTCAACCAGGACACTGATGACAAGCGCAGTGCTTGCCACCAGGAAGATCACACCCCAGGCAACCGGCGACACGTACAGGAAGTTCGTAGCCAGCATCTGATAATTCAAGAACGTGTCCGGGGCGGACAACAGCGAAAGGCCGATGCCGGCGCCACCCAGAAAGAGGATGACGCCGAGCACCTGTGCAGTTCCGTGTCGTGCTGCTCGCATAAGCAGGCCTTTCAAACTCATGTCAGGTCACCTTCCAGAATGTACGAGTTGGTTCCAGTGCACCGGATTGTAACCTGGGACCATTGAACTCGTGTGGTCAGTGAACGCGGCGTCCGCAATGTGACACCCGCGCCCGGAGCGAACGTAATCTGACCCGCCCCCATCTGAGCTACCTTGAAGACGCAACCCTTGAAGACACCCCCGGATGAAGTCGGAGGAACTGTGACCGTGACGCCAGTCGCGGAAGTCACCTCGACAACGCGAGCAGTGTCCGCATCACTCGGAAGGAGTGTGTAGTTCGCTGTCACCGGAACAGGCAGCACAACGTCGGACAGGCCTCCGTTACCCTTGATGTTCTGCAGGGTTGCGTTGTTCGACGCGTTGTTCAGCGGCCCGGTACCCCAGCTCGAGGTGGGACCAAAGGAGTTGCTTAGGACCATCGTTCCCTGCGAGGCAGTGCTCGCAATGTTGATGGCATAGCGCGCCTTGACGGTGCTGCCTCCCTTGAGGCTGAAGTTGTTGGCAATGAATGTATTGCGCGAGATGCCATTGCCGGTGGGGCCCATCACATGGACGTAGTCCCAGGTGTTGGTAGCTGAGCCCTGGTTGATGTTCGCAAAGCCGCAGCCCGTGAACTGGATGTCCGCGTAACCAGCGACGGTCGAGTCAATCAGCACGAGGTGTTCAGCCGCACCCTCAATCTTGCAGTTGCTGAACTTCGAACGTGAGCCCGAACCCGCGAACCGAATGTCATTCCGAGCGGCGTCGTAGAAGTGGACGCCAGTCACCTGTGCGCTACCACCACCGGTCAAAAGCATGTTGTCCTGGTTCCGGAAGAGGATGCTGTGCGACATGTGAATGTCAGTTGCGCCTTCATCAAGCCATACACCCGAGCCGGTGCAGTCACCAACAAGCAGACTGGTGAAGCGAGTGTCATAGGTGTCCCACGGAGCAGGTGCCCCGTAGCCCTTGATGTGCAGGCCCACACCAGAGGTTCGCCAGATGTGGACGTTGTGCATGCTTCCCTGGCTGACCCGGAACAGAACGCCATCAACGTTGGTGCCATAAGCACCACCATCAATCGCAAGGTCCTGGATCACCACACCCTGGATGGGCCGGTCATTCGCAGCGGGCTGGACGAGGATCATGGCCTCACCGATCATACCCGGCGCTGCAACGATCCGAGACCCAAGAGCCGGCTGGTAGGCACCTGAGCGGTTGCCCGTCCCACGCCCGTAAAGGAACATGGCTTCAGTCTCAACACGCAGAGGAGCGGAAATCTTATAGTCGCCTGGGGGGAAGTACACCGCCCCACCCTCGTTGAGAGCTTGCTGGATAGCAAAGGTGTCATCAGCCACACCATCACCAACAGCGCCGAAGGCCTTGACGCCCAGGTCGCTACCCCCACCTCCCATGGGTGGGTCTTCCCAACGCGTCTCATAGGGATCGAGGCCATCCTTGGCAAGGAACTGACCATCGAGGCCACCAGCGGGGAAGCCCGCGGGATTGGCCCATTCCATGTCGTAGTCGTTGGAGGTCTTCTTGAGCAGCGCCTGACCCGTGGTACCCCCAGCAGGGATAAGGTCGTAAGCGATCATGCCGAGGGCGTAGGGCCCGGACACCCACCTGACGAGCGAGTAGTTCGTTGAGAACTCGGGAACCACACCATCGTTGTTTGCGATCAGCTGGTTCAGCGGGATAGCTGTGCCAGAGGCGTCGAAGATTGCCAGGGGGGTTGTGTTAGCGAAGTCCTCCATTGCGAAGATCTGTCCGACGGCATTTGCCAGCGGAGCACCTCCCGCATCTACGACGACCTGGCTATGAAAACGTGCCATGTTTTTCTCCTAAGTGTAGGCTGTTACCAGCCGATAGCAATCCAGTTGACGCGGTGCCACGTATTTCTGGCCATCTCGTTCGAGCCGACCCAGTTGCGCACCATGTAGACCACGTCCCATTTACTGCCGTTGCCAGAGACGCCCCAGAAGCCGTTGTTCCCTTCGACGATCATGTGCGCCCCGGCCGTGGCCCAGCTGTCGCCGTTGGTGAGGATTACGGTAAGCAGGCCGTTCGGAAACTGCTTGGGCCAGGTGATCCGGGCATAGCCGGCCGAGTCGGTTCGATGAACGGTGGAGCCAGCCTGAATGAGCATGCCGGCATTCGCAGGCGGGGAGCCTCCAAAGATAGAAGGCCCTATTCCATAAAGAGAAGCCGTACCGGGTCGCCAGTAGGCTGCGCCATCCTTGTCAACCTCACGGTGCCATTCGACCCGGTCGAACTGTGTGGTTCCGATGGTGATGACGGTGCCTGGGTCATTCAGGTAAGTCATTACCAGTTCGTCGTTGGCAGTAGCGCCCCCATTGTGAGCCCACACTCGGAGGTCGACAATTTCCTGAACGACCGAGGAGCCTGCCTTGATCCGGCACAGAGCGATGGGCTGGTCAGCAAGCGCGCCCTTGGTGTTGTTCCGGGCGGGCAGCGACTTGTTCGTACCACCAGTGATGATGGTGTAGACGTAGGTCGAGGCGCCGGGAGTTGGGTTCCATGTACGTCGCAGAACGACCATGTCCCAACGGTCAGCACCAGAAGCAACGGCCGAGTGCGCCAGGAATGTGGGGTTGTCGAACTTGTCCATGACGCCATCGCCAGTGATCGTGCCGGGCTTGATTTCGATGCCCCGGTCGGCGTGGGCGCTGGTTACAACTTTGCAGTCGTTGACCCCACCCACGGAGTATTGTGCGGCACCCACGTTCGGGGCCAGGCTTGCCCAAGCAGCGGCATTTACCGACCCTGGGTAACCATAGTGCTGGTCAGCCATTATTGACTCGCTTTCAGTTTGTCCAACGAACCACCCAGTGTGGCGATAGCATTCACCACGGCGGCGTTGGGATCGGTTTTCCTGCCAATAGTTCCCAAGAGCTTCAGGCCTTTTTCTGCATCATATGAGAACTCAATTTCACGCAGAATGTCGGTGACCTCGACCAGGCCGTTAGCAACCTTCGCTGTGCAGACCTGCCCGACCTTCAGCCCGTTGGGACCACCGAACTTGAAGTTGCCAGCCTCAGCCAGCGTAACCTCAAGACTCGCAGAGCCCCGGCCGTCGAAGAGCGTTTCTTCTGCACGTTCCTCGAGCGTGAGCGGGCTGTCTGCATCCCGGGCATCCCGGAACACTTCGATGCGGTCACCCCAGAGGTCTTGTGCTGCTGAGTTGGTACGAGAGATGAAGGTACGAGCTGTGCCTTCACCTGAACCACCGACGACCACGTTGGTTACATCGGGGGCAATCACTCGAGACTTCCACTTACGGATGACCCGAGACTGTTCGGTCAATGGGTTCGGGTAGGTGCCTGGTTCGTACACGTCCACGGTCAGACCCGCAGGCGAAGCAACAACGGTGACACCCAAGCCCATGGATTCGAGCAGCGGGAATACCTCGTTGTAGATCTTCGCCATGCGGGCCTGCGCGGTGACGGTGCCCCCCCTATTCAGATTCGGCGCAAGAATGATCGGTTCAACCGACCGGTACTTATTCTTGTCGATGATATCTTTGAGCACCGTTTCCATGTCACCGGTTATCTCGTACCGGTACGCACCCGACTGGGCGGCCATAGATCCTCCGGGCACCTGATAGATCAGCAGGTTTCGCAGGATGCGGAAGTTATCCTCCACGTCGAAGGTGAATGTGCCCGACACCCCGGGACCCGATCCCGCATGCTCCCGGATGGGGCCCTCGATGAAGGTCTCACCCCGAAGCCGGCAGCGGACACGAGTCCCGGGAGTCAGCATTGTACCCAGGCGTTTGTGTGTGGCCTTGACAGTGAACGAGAGGTCCGAGATGTTGTCGAACCGTTTAGTTCCCTCGAGCGACACGAACGCACCAACGGGTGCCTGCCACACCCTGCCCTTGTTGTAGAGGTCGAGTTGGAACAACGACATTAGAGACTCCGCAGGTAGAGAGGCGTGAAGTACGCCTGGATTGAACCAGTACCGTCCATTGCGAGCGACAGCGTGATATCTTCACCTGGGGGCACAGGTGCGAACTCAAAGGCCCCGAGTGAGGCCATGATATCCACACCATCTCGTGTAGCCGTCAGGTTCCGCGGATCAGTGTCGATGATCACGGTCTCATTCGCCAGCGTTGTGCCCAGATTCGCAACCATGCCGTTGATACCAACAGATGCCGTATCAAACGGCCCTTTCACAACCCAGCGCATATAGGCTTCAACGTCACCCGGGTTGGTGATGAGCGCGTTGCCAATGTCCGATGAAGAAGCGATGATGAAGTCGGGGGCGAACCCACCGTCGAAGAAATCGTTGTCAGTCGACGGGTACCAGATGGGCGATTGAGTCTTGCCTTCCCAGAAGGGTTGCTCGCACATTCCCGTGATACCGTAGATCGCCCAGCCCAAGCGGACGGGGTCTCGCGAGTACACGGAAGTGTCGTCACTCTTGAACCGGACGTTGATGCTATAGCTGTCACCACTTGGGAGTATGACCTCCCAGCGCATCACTTGGCCCGGCCGGAAGATCTTCCAGAAGGCAGTCTTCTGAGCGACCCAGGCTTCACTCGAGTCCTCGAAGATTCCGATGACCCAGTGAACGTCTCGACCTGAGGCTCGCCAGCCCTCCCATTCAAAGCCGTGGACGACTGGCGAGTCAAAGGTGTATTGCTCGATGGCCGGCATGCCCATACCCTCGATGCCTTCCGGCATGAGGAACACCCCGTTGCGACCATCGGTCACATCCCAGCGAGAACCATCCCACCCATGGAAGATGTGCTTGACACGCTTCCATGGGTTGTAAATCGGCGGGGGTTCTGGCGGAGCAAGGAGAGAGCCTCTCAAGTAAGCCATTACTTACCTACCTTACCTATTTGAGCTACGAGGTTTGCACGCCGTGCTTTTTTGTCGAATTCGTCAGCGACCTTCTCGGGGGTAGCCCCGTAGTAGTCGCCTTCGATGTTGACGAGCGCACGATCCTTCGGCGTCGAGTACGTACCGCTCACGCCAGACGCTGCAGACGTGAATGAGGAGGTACCGTTGAACACATCGGCAGATGCAACAACACCGCGTGCTGTTTTCTGTAGCGCCTCTGCACGCTGTGCCATGCCCTTGCCGAAGTCATCGACCAACGCACGACCGGACCAGATCGTGTAACCACGACCTGAGAACGGACCATACTTTGCCGGCGAGTGAGGGAACAAGCCCTTGACCGCAGCGATGACCGTAGTTGCAGCAGCGACAGCCGTGCGGATGCCTGCGCCAATGCCTCGAGCGAACGCGTCGATCAAAGCACCACCAGCCTGGAAGAACTGCCAGGTCTGGCTAATCAGGGCACCTGAGATTTGACTCGGGATACCACGAGCGGTGGCGACAAGCGATGCCACACCGATGACAAGGCCCGTACCCACTCGAGCCATCCACGCGGGAACAGCACCGATGATGGTCTGGAATCCCGCAGCGAACTGAGCCCAGAGTTGAGCCATGCCAATGATCACCGCAAGCAGCATGCCCGGGATACCGTTGGTGATACCCGCGGCAATATTCCTCAAGCCCACCGCGGCGTTGATAGCCACGTTGCGCCAGAAGATGTCCCACTGCATCTTCGCGTTAGCAAAGAACCCGAGGAACTGGGCGACCATCGCAGGGATGTTCAGGTTGATTGCTGCAGTCACCATGCTGAGCGCAAGGCTAGCTGGTGTGGGCAGACCCGACCAGAACGTTGTCCACGAACCCGAGGTTGGGAACAGCGTGTTGATGGAAGCGATGATCAGTGCAATGGCTGTGCCCACCACACCAGGGATCGCGGAGAACCCAGTGACCGCCTGCCCGAGCGTTGCCCAGAAGATGGACCACTTGTCGACCACACCAAACAGGTTGTTGAACGCAATGATCAGCGAGGGCAGACCCTTGGCAGGATCAGTCAACCAACCGATTGCTTCAACGAAGCCTGTGATGCTTTCGATAGCAGAGCCAGCACCAGCGATCCGGTCAAGCACCCCACCAAGCGCAGTGTTCAGCGCAGTGAAGAATCCCGGAATCTGGGGGTTCTCGATAGCGAGCCGCATGATCGTGAACAGGCCACCCTCTGTGTCGCCCAAGCTCAGCTGAGCAAAGGCTTTCGGGAAGTCGTTCATAACCTTGACCATGTCGGTCAGCCAGCCAACAGCAGCGAGAGCGAACGGCGTTGCAACCTTGAGCGCGTTGCCCAGCTGTTCGAAGAACACCACGATTGCCGGCGCAGCAGCCTTCACAAGCTCGACGACGAGAGGAGCAAGCTTAGCGATGAGCGGGATCAGCGGGGGAAGAACTTCCTTCACGAATGAAAGCAGAACCGGCCCGAGTTCCTTGAGCACATCACGCAGCAGTGAGGTCAGCTCGGGAATCAGCGGCTTGACAGCCTCGAAGAGTTCGACGAAGATCGGAGCAAGCTGCTTGGCAGCCTCAGTGAGCACGGGGCCCATCTGAGACAACAGCAGACCCAGAGCCGAAGCGAGCGTGCCGATGATCTGACCCAGAGGAGCCATCGCAGGCTTCAGGTCAGTCATAAACGTCAGGAACCCAGAGAAGAAGTTCTTCAGGCCCGTCTGCAATGTCGGATCAGAAACGAGCAGCCCAATGTTCTCGAGCAGCTGTCCCAGGATCTTGCCCACCGTGTCGAAGATGGTAGACAGCGTGGGAGCGAAGTTCGCGAGGCCCTGACCCAGTCGGTTGAGTCCGTCGATCAGACCGTCCATGAGTTTGTGTGCACCACCGAAGATGGTTGCGAACGTCACCTGGAAGTTCGAGGTGTTCATGGTGTCAGCGAGTTTACGCAGACCGTCAGCAAGGCCAGCGAACGTGGAGCCACCTGCAGCCTGAGCAGCGCGACCCAGTGCAGCGAACACACGGCCCGATTCCCGGAGCACACGACCCAGGTCCTTGAACGCCTGGATGCCGTTCTCAGCCCAGATGGCGAGTCGACCATCAGAAGCCGCAGCCTGGATGAAGTTGTTGAACTGATCGCTGAGCTTCACCAGCCAGGTCGAAAGCCTGGGCAGATACTCGGAACCGAAGGAACCCAGTGTGGTGAATGCAGCGACCATCGGCTTCATGGCCTTGGCAGCAATGTCGATGGACTTGGTGAGGTTGCCCATCATAAACGTGAGCTTGTCGGGTGTGACGTTCGCCTTTATTTCGCGAGACATCTCACCGAACAGATTACCCCAGGCACGAGCGAGGTCACCCAGTGTGGCCCGCATCGTGGGAAGCAGAGTCTGCACGAGTTCACGGATGGGCGCAGCAGCCTGGCCCCAGAACTTGTCACTGATGATGTTCTGCAGTCCAGAGAACGCAGGACCCAGGTCAGCGAGGACTTTCTTCGTGTCCTTGAATGCAGCGATGAGCACACCGATGCTGATTGCCGAACCCGTGAGAAGCGCGGGCAGCAGTACAGCGATCTGGCCCAGCTGGGCGAACGATACACCCAGGGTAGCGAAGTTCGAGATGAGTGCGAGTACCGCACCACTCAAGCCCAGGATACCCGAGGAGATGAGCCCCAGCTTCGGTGCGTTCTTGTCGAGGTTCTTGATCGAGTTCCAGAAGGAGTCGAACACGTTGCCCAGCAAACGGGCACCCGACAGAGCGGCGAGAGTTTGTGCAGCAGCGGCTACCGACGCGGCGTTCACCCGAACGAATATCGGGACTGTACGGGCGCGTGTAAGGACTGCCAGTTGCTGACGTGCTCGAAGCGCATCAAGGTTGGCGCGAATGTTTGGATCAATATCCTCGAGCTTTTCCTTCAAGTCGTGGAGTTGTTCCTGGGTGACATACGGTTCAACCTTGATGCGGACTTCGAGTTCACGCAGTTGTTCTTTGAGTCGCCGGACGGATTCTCGCGTCACCGCGAGCTCGGCCGGGATGGTCGCCTTCATTGTCTTCTCGATACGCTCGAGCGAGACCTTCAGATCTTCGCGGAAGCGCGACGAGTCGGGCAGGACACGGATTGATACCCGGCCTGCGGATTTTGTAGCCAAGGCAACCTCCTAGGATGCTAAACCATTGCCGAACAAGTTCTTGAGTGTTGTGCCAAAGTCAGCCAGCGTTTCGGTGGGCTTGTCGGGCGTACGGCCCGGGCGAGGATAAGGCGTAATGTCAGGCACCTTATTGTTCTCGTTGTTTGCACCCACAAAGATAGCGGTGCTTTGGTTCACAGCGTCGATCATGTCAGCCATGACGTAAGTATTAGCGTCCCATCCCAGGAACTTCGAGTAGTCTTTGAGCTCCGGACCACCAAGGGATTTCGCACGCCATAGAGATTTGGACTCGTGAGGCAAGCGGTCCAGCAGAGCATAAACCTGGCGCATGGGAACCCGACCGTCGATTGCATCCCATATGTCAAAGCCATATAGAGCAAGCAGGTCGGATTCCCAGTCCGGGTTCTCCTCTAGCTGTCGTCGGAGCTCTCGCCTTCCCCCAGGACGGTTGTCCAAGCAACGGCGAGTTCAGCGATACGCTGGAGCGCATCCTTGCCAGTGCAGAACTTGGTGAACTCGGCCTGATCCTTGGCCCAGGGCAGCATTGCCTTGCCGATCTTGCCCAGAAGCGGGATTGCTTCCGAATCGCTGAGCGAGATGGTCGAGCCTTCCTCAGCATCACCGAGAAGTTCAGCGACGAGTCCGAGCAGCGGGGCCTGATCCCACACCGGTACTTCGTCAATCGACTTCATCAGATTGAAGCCCGGAGTTTCCTCAGGGCGAACGATCTTCTCAGCCTTGGGCTTACGATCCTGGGGGGTTTTCTTGGAAGTAGTCATTGCGAGCCTACCTTTCTAAAGTAGCGAGCCTGGTAATGCCTGTGCGGGAGCCGGCTCGCAGAAGACTCCCGCACAGGGTTGTTATGCAGCGCGAGTGTACGCCTGCGAGTTGGAAACACCGTTGCCGCTCGTAACGACAATCGGCGCGGAACCTGCCGACCCTGCGGGCAGGGTGACGTTCAGGCTCTTGGTGTTGACCTGCGTGTAGGAAGCGGTGACGCCACCCACGGTCACAGCAGTGACACCGACGAAGCCCGTACCAACCAGGTTCACAACCTGGCCCGTGCCCTGACCCGACGGAAGCGCGGTCGTGATGACCGGAGCCGTGTCGATGAGACCCGGGTGGTAGAAGCGGAACCGCTTGCCCGTGGTCTCGGAGTTGAGCATCTGAGCGGACAGCGTGATTTCGAAGAACGCATCCACAGCGAGCTGCGGGGCGTCACCGATGGTGATGGTCGTGTTCGGGATGTAGATACCCATCCGCGAGGTGCCATCCACGATCAGGATGAAGAGCGCCTTTTTCTGCGGAGCGATGGAGCCGCCCACGTCGTAGGTGCCGAGGGTCCCGTTGTGGGTACCATCGCCGAAAGCCAGACCCAGGGTCAGCTTGTCGATCTGGATGGAGTTGACGTTGACCGACCAGGTGATCGGGTCGTAGGTCGAACGCAGCGCGTCGTCCCACCATGAGCCTCGCTGTGTGGCATCGCCGCCGCCCTTGGAAAGGGAAACGTTGTTGTCACGCGAGGTGTGGCCGAGAGCCTGCCATCCGCCGGACAGTGCGCCGGTCGGGTCAACGGTCTCGTAGTCGGGAGCTGCAGTGTCCGGGGGAGCGACGAGCACGGTGCCCTTGCCCGGAATGGTTGTTGCATTGGCGTTGAAGCCCATGGTAAATCCTTCCGAATTTAGAGTTTGCGAACGATGACATGGAAATGGCCATCGTACTGGGTAAGGTCGCCTGCCGGCGTGAGGGTCGTACTCGTGCGGCTGGGCATTGAAACGTCATCGACAGACGTCACAGCGCCCACACCAGGGTAGCGCGCATTGTTATCGTGCGATTCATGCATGGCGCGATACACCATGTCTGCAATGTCTGCAGCGGTGTCGCGTGTCTTGCCGATGATTGAGACGTACACGTCCCATTCCCAAGCGTTGGGTCCACCGAGCATGCGCCCATTCTGGGCATTGACTACCACAAAGGGTACATGCTCTATGGCATCAACGTCTTGCTGGCCCATTACTTCCATGTCGGCGGTGCCAAACGTTTCAGCGATTTCTTCAAGAGCGTCACGGAGCACCAGGGTAAAGAGCTCTTCAACATCCACGGTCATTCGTTCGTAAACCATCAGAACTTCCCGCGGACCCAGGGGCCAGGCAGTTGGGCGACAGCGCCACCCAGGATGTGCTGGCCGGGAACCCAGGTTGCACCAGGTTCACCCTTGCGTGGGGAGAAGTGACCCCACTCGATGGAGTAAGCAGCCTTGTCGCCTGCAAAGACCATGCGGTCTCGAACGCCCTTCTTGCCGGGAACGTTCTTGAGCGACAGCTTGCCGATGTAGTCACCCGTAAGCTGGTGAGCCCGGGCACGACGCTTGACGATGAACATGAGCTGCATGGCGACTGTGTCCATCTCTTCGGAATTGCCCGCCATGCGAGCGACACCGTTGGGAACCCAACCAAATACCTCAGCCATTACTTCACCGCCGTCCCTCGTGCCTTGAGCTTGATTTCTTCGTGCTTGGTGCGTCGACCACGGCCAAACCGTTTGACCACACCAACCTGGTCGTATTCATCCCCGTTCCACATGACCGTGGAGTGAGGGCCGCCTACCCATGCGGGTTTGTCAGCCTTGAGGACAACGTAGTCAGCGTTGATGTAGCCGGGGTCTTCAGCAGAACCGAAAGCAGCCAGGCCCGCGGGTTGCACGCTAACACCACGATAGGTGACAGGTGTCCCGGGGCCCAGCTTGTTGCTTCCTGTTCGGTCTTGACCAATGATAACCCGTGGGATGCAAGTCACGGTATCTGGGCCGGAGGTGAGGGCGCTCACGGCCAACCATACCGATTCGAGGCAAACACCGTTCGCGGCCTGACGGTCGCTGTGGCGAGGATGCCCAGGTCAGCAAGTTCGTCCTTCGTGTACCAGATGTTGCCTGACGCTACAACTGGGTTACGCTTGTAGGAGTAGTTGCCTTCTGTTTCTGATTGCATTCCTTCGGGGTCACGCAGTACGCGCAACACAGCGCCGATGACTTTGTCCTTCACAAAGGCCGGGTCAAGACCCACCCCAGTTTCGGCGTCGTAAGCAGCCATGCGCGAGACGATGGTGGGAGCCTTCCGAAGAAGCAGTCGGACTGCCTCGTCGATTTTGTCCTGGTACCACTCGTCAAGATTTTCCAGGTCCAACTCACCCTCATACGGAGTTTCCAGGTCAGTCGAAACATAACCGAGGACGTTGGCCATGGTGACTCCTACTCGGTGTCGTCGTCTTCGTCGGCTGCGTCGTCCTCTTCGAGACGGGCGATGAGCTCAGCCTTGTTGCCGGAGACCGGCAGGTCGCGCTGCTCGAGCAGTGCCTTCAGATCGTCCTTCGAGAGATCTTCGTACCCGAGGTCCTCGTCGGAATCCTCGTCCACGTCTGGTGTGGTCTCGGCTGCCGGAGGAAGTGTGTTGACGGTCGACCACTTGGTCTCGTCGTCATCTTCCTCGTTTTCCGGGTCGGTGAGGCGAACGTCTTCAGCTTCCTCAGCATCCCCGATAACGTGATCGCCAACAAGATCCAGAGCCCACTCAGGAACGTCGTCACCCGGCGCGAACCAAACAGTCTCAGCAGGGTCTTTGTGAACCGCGACATGAGCATTGAACTTCTTTCCCATGGTAGTACCTTTCTCAAAAGTGTGGGGCCCCCCGAAGAGGACCCCACACAGCTGGTTGAGTTACGCGAGGACCTGTGCCGAGAAGGACAGAGCCGCGTTGCCCAGGACGGGCATGCCGATTGCGTCAGAGATGACCTCGGCGATGACGGGCGGCTGCTCGTTGCGGTACACACCAGCAACAATGCCTGCCTGCTCGTCGTCAGCGATGCCCCAACCGAGGTCGGTCGCCGTGAGCGTGGTACCCCAGTAGGTCTTGCCCAGGGCTTCGGATTCCTCCGGAGTCGGGAGCAGGAGGACCTTGTTCGCCGGGACAACCGGGGTGAGCGTGCCTTCGAAGTTGACGCGGCGGTCGAAGATCTGGATGGGGGCGAGGCCCTCATCGGCCATGATGGCCTGGATTTCGGACTGCGTCATCGGGCGGCCCGTGACGGTGTTCTGGAACTGCGTGCCCTTACGGAACTGTGCGTACACAGTCGAGGACATGAGGATGCGACCCGGGTTGATCGAGTTGGTCGCACGGTAGGTGTCCTGCCAAGCCAGCAGGTCGGAGATGCGGTCGGTGGCCGCGATGGACCAGAGAGCCGCAGCCGTGACGGTGTGGCCTGCCGGGCGACCGAAGTTGTCGGCGACACGGAAGTTGGACTGGTTGACGGTAGCGATACCGGTATCCAGTACCACACCACGCAGGAGTTCCATCCGGTCGGCCACGGCGCGAACGACGCGGTCGGCGGTC